CGGCAACTCGCCCAGTAACACTGAGCTTGCTACTGGCGCCAACTGGTCCAAGGTGTTTACGGACGACCGCAACATTCGCTTGACCCAGCTTCGTTGCTACGTGTGACTTCGGTTGCACTACCGCTGGGCCCCGCTGGCATTTAATATGCTGGTGGGGCTTTTTCTTACTCAATCGCAAAACAAGCCATGTCCATGATTACCTTCCGTCTTGCTCGTGAAGCGCAAGAGCGCAAAGCTCAAGAAAAGGTGCAGAGTGTTTCGCCTGTGGAGTCTCCGGCAGAAGAGGCTCCTGTTGCTGAATGCTCGATCAAGCCTCCGGCTGAATCGAAACCGGCTGAGTCAAAGCCAGTGCAGGCGAAAGCTCCTGTCACTTCTGCGGCTAAGGTGAAAGCAGCCCCTGGTGTCACTTCCTCTAAGTGATTGCGTGAATGGCCTTCGTTTCCACTCTTGGGGCGTCTAACGCCAATTCTTTCGTGAGTGTAGCGAGGGCCACTTCGCTTCTTTCTGACTTGCCGCAAAGTCCAGGTATTACTTCTTGGCTTGCTCTTGGCAATCAGCAAAAAGAGCAGACGCTTGTGGGGGCGACAATGGCAATCAACCCTCTCAAGTGGAAGGGGGCCTTGGTTGACCCTCAGCAGTCTCTTGCATGGCCTCGATACATGAAGCTCGATGGGCGAATTCTTCCGAGCGACGAGCTTCCACTTGACTTTGAAATTGCTGTCTCCTACATGGCAGCCTTTCTTACTACAACTGGGGGCTACGCAGGTATTGGGGCTGATAATGATGGGGGTGTTTTGCTGAGAGAGAACGATCAGTATGATGAAGTGAATCTCGGCAGCGGATCTCTTCAGGTCAAATATCGAGACCGAGACACGGTGCAGTCGGGCTTTGAGTTTATTCCACCGTTTGCGATGGATATTCTTTCGAAGTATATCATTGATAGTAGCTTTCATCAGTCTCATCTTACAAAAGATAGCTCTGCAAGAATTGACAAGTATTACGCTGCTGGGGCTTTTAGGGGGCGACGTGTAACTTTTGCGGGCGGTATGGTTTATCCGGTCTCTGGGGGCTGGTACAGCAATCCTCTTTGATTTCTTATGTCTCTTGCCGATCGTGTATTTGGAAAGATTCCGGGGCCGCTGATTGCTCAGTGGGGAATTTCTGGCACTTATATTAAGTCATCTCAGAATCAGCAGTATGACCCATATACCGGGACGGTGATGGGGTGTGATTCGGAGGTTCCTATCAAGCTTCTCCCGACTCAGCTCAGACCGGAAGAGGTGCAGGGGCTTTATCAGATGACAGATGTGAAGATTCTGATCTCAGCTTCGTCACTCGGAGAGTATTATCCGAGAACTACTGATTCTGTGCGATATTTGCAAGATGGGGCGCAAAGGACGGCAAAGATTGTTGGCATTATGTCTTATCGAGGGGATAATCCTATACTGCATGTAGTTGTTGGGAGGTTGAGCTGATGGCACCAAGGAGTGCTAGACGAGCAAGAGCTGGTCAATCTGCGAGAAATTTAGCTGCTGTTCAGCGTCGAGAATTTCTACAGGCAGAAAAAAATCTTACAAGAGTCATAGCTCGATCTATTCAAGAAGTTGCGGTTCGCTCTATGAATGGTCTGGCCGAGGCCGGTCCTGCGTGGAGTGGTGAATTTGCTGCTTCCTGGGGCTTTTCTCCTGCTGGACAAAGGCCACAGATTGCCGATGGGGGGCTTACCGATGCTCAGGGAATCAAAAGGTACACAAAAAATGATGCGCCGGTTAGGCGTATTGAGCGCTATTTAGCAAATGGCGTATCAAGATTTAACATCGTCAACGTTTCCGATCACGCAGAGGAGGCTGTTGATGGAAAGAGGGCGAGATTTGTTCGTCCGAACAATGCCCCCATAAAAGAAAACGCCCTGGAGCTTGGTACATCCAGGGACAATCCAAGTCTTCGTCATGAAATTGGTGATTCCTTTAGTGGCGAACTGCGAGACGCTCCTGCGGCTAGAACTGCTGAACAGGATTGGCTCGACAATTACGTCAAGGGCGGGCCCCTGCAAAAAGATCTTGCCGATGGAGTTTCGTTTGCATTTAGTGATGTAGATATGTTTTCCCCCTGAGGCTCATGCCAGATCAAATTCTTAACGGCCTAACAGAATATCAGCGTATCAGAGCTGCTATCGAGGCGCCTCTGCTCACCGCTTTTAACTCTCAGGTTCCGCCCGTACCGGTCTACTTTGACAACATCACAGCAGTCCCGCCCGACCCCCCGAAGGAATACATTCGCGTTAACTTAACCTTTGGGCTGATGAATGAGTCAGGCATATCTCAAACAGTGAAAAACGCGAGAGGTGCTCTCATCGTTCGCTGTTTTGCTCCTCTTGGGGGCGGGCCTGCAAGATGCCAGGAGCTTATTGGCATTGCGGCAAAAGTTATTACTCAGCTTGGGGCGACAAAGAAGAACGTGGATCAAGTATTTGTAAGGACTGGGCCGATTACGGGGCCTGACTTTATCAGGGAAAGAGCAGAATCAATTGAGCCGTCTCTTTCGTCTTATTCGCCTCACTTTATGGGCAAGATCTCTGCTGGTTGGCAGGCTATGGTGCCCTGCTCTGAGTGATCGGCTACGGCTATTCTGAATGTAACCGGGCAGTGCCCGTACTGCTGTTCTGTGTAAAGCAATCATGACTTGCGACACTACGGTGCTTACCGGCACTTCCGGGGCTTTTTACTACAAGCCCGCCAACACTGAAGCCTGTCTTCTCGCCACCGCCTTTCCCGCCACTGGGTCCAACATCACTGTTGGCGTTTTTCTCGGCTTTCGAGTGAATGATCCGATCACTCTTAGCTATCCGGTGGGCGCAACTGTTACCAACGCAATTGCTGCTGGCAACTACTTCGTCAAAACTTACGATCCGACCACGGGCGTGATGACGATTAGCTCTACTGCCGGTGGCACCGCTGCAACTGCTACTGCTCAGCCTTCTGGTTTTGGAGCGGCGAAGGCGAAGATTGTTTACAATGGGTTCACTGTTGTTGGGCAAGTTCGTGATTGGAGCTTTGAAATCACTCGCTCCGAGATCGACGTGACCACTATTGGTCAGGGCACTGGGCAGTATGCACCGTTCCGCAAGTACGTCACTGGTTTTGCAGATGGCAGTGGCACCGCTACTATCTACACCACTGACGAAGAGGAGTCTATCTCCAACCGTATGATCGAGGACGTGATTCAGCGTCGTCAAACTGGTGCTGCGGTGAAGCTCTACATCGATCAGGTGTTCTCCGGCGGTACCCTCAATGATCCCCTGAGCCGCTCGATCCAGACCAAGATCGTTCTGACCTCTGCAAGCCTGAACGTCAACCCTGACGATGCCCAGTCCATCTCGATCAATTTCCGCCCCTCAGAGGCTCCTGTCTTCGATCTGGTGAAGTCCTGATCATCCTTTGCGATCACCCGGCCCCTCCTTCGGGAGGGGTTTTTCTTTGCCTGGGCGTAGCTCGCTAGATTGAGTGTGTAGCAGCTGAACGGGTATGTCTGCGGGCGCTTTTCTGATTGGCAGGGGGCCCGATGGGGCAGATAAGCCTGTTGGCGTAACCGCTAGTGGCGAGATCAAGATTGATCAATTTAGCGCTTCCCCGCTCAGGGCTCCAGCGACAACGAGTATTGCGAGCAATGCAAGCAGCGTTCCGATTCTTGCTGCAAATACGGCAAGGAAGGGGGTTTCCATTAGTAATATCAGCACCTCAAAGCTTTATCTTAGCTTTTCAAATCCAGCAACTGTTGCAAACTGTTTTATTGAGATGCAGGCGGGTGAATTTAGGCTGTTTGATCAACAGTTAATTTTTGGCAACACTATTTATGGTATTTGGGCTAGCGCGAATGGTGCGGCTCAGGTTACAGAGTACGTTTGACTGACTGCTTAAAGTAGAGATGTCAATTCAACCCGCAAAATTCAATATACAGCTCCAGAGGCGATCAAATTTCAGCTATCTGGTTGAATTGCTTGACGAAGCGGATAACAATATTGATTTGACGGGGGCGAATATTTATTCTCAGATTTGGGATAAGACCAGGGCGAATAAGTTTGCAGACTTTACAATAGAATATGTCAGTCGAGTCCTCGGGCAGTTCCGCTGGACCCTGCCTGCGGCAAGTACCATAAGTCTCCCGTGTGAATGCTTTTATGATTTGCTTGTAGTCGATTCAAGTTCTCGTCCTTTCTATCTTCTTGAAGGCCTTGCCTTTGTTTCTCAGGGGTACAGCGCACCATGAGCCAGTCTGTTTCTATTTCAAGCGCCATTGGGCAGCCAAAGATCATTCTTCGAGTGCCTGGCATTGCTGGGCCGCCTGGCTCTGGCGGGTCGGGTGGTGTAACCGATGGCGACAAGGGGGATATAACGGTTTCGGCCAGTGGTTTGACTTGGACCATCGACCCTGACGCTGTTGGCAACACAAAACTGGCAAATATGGCCAGTGGAACAATCAAGGCTCGCATTGCCGCTGGCACTGGAGATCCACAGGACGCGACGGCTCCTGAGATTAGAACTCTGCTCAACGTGGAGGATGGGGCGCAAGTAAATGTAGGCACTGATTTAAGTTACACAGCAAGCTCTCGATTGCTGTCTAGTAGCACGGGAGCAGACGCAACACTGCCCGAAGCGACCACATCGCTTCCTGGCCTGCAAAGTGCTGCTGACAAAACCAAGCTTGATGGAATTGCTGCGGGGGCACAAGTCAACGTTCCCACCGATTTATCTTATACCGCTTCTACGCGACTGCTCGAATCAAGCACGGGCACAGACGTAACCCTGCCGGAGGCGACGACAGCCGTTGCTGGCCTGATGAGTGGGGCGGACAAGACAAAACTAAATGGTGTCGAGGCTGGCGCTCAGGTAAACGTAGCTACCGATCTTAGCTATACGGCCAGCACAAGGCTTCTTTCAAGTAGCACGGGCGCGGATGTAAACTTGCCTGAGGCAACTGCGACTGTTCCGGGTCTTCAAAGTGCTGCCGACAAGACCAAGCTCGACGGCATCGAGGCCGGCGCCCAGGCAAATGTGGGCACAGATCTGAGCTACACCGCCTCCAGCAGGCTGCTTGCCAGCAGCACAGGGGCGGATGTGACGCTGCCTGAAGCCACTACCACTCTGGCGGGCCTGCAAAGCGCAGCGGATAAGACACGAATCGATCAGCTGGGCGCCGACGATTCCCCCTCCTTCACCGGCCTCACGATCACCGGCACCGCGCCGGTCGTCATCCCACACATCCACGGCAGCATCGCCGGTGATTTTTACGTCCACGTCCGCAACACCAGCGGCGCCCCCTTGGCGGCTGGCACAGCGGTTTACGCCACGGGCTCAGTCGGCGACACCGACCGCATCACCGTATCCGCCTGCGACCCGAGCAACGCGGCGACCATGCCGGCAATCGGGATCCTGCAGACCACCTTGGCCCAAAACGGCGATGGTGACGCCGTCGTTCTGGGCGAGCTGCGACCGTTCAATACCGGCGGCTATCAAATCAGGGACCGGCTCTATGTCGGCGCTGGCGGCGCCATGGTGGCCACACCCCCGGCCAGCGGATTGGTGCAGGCCGTAAGCAGCGTGGCACGGGTGAACAGCAACACCGGCACCATCCTGGTAAACATCGGCGCGGCGATGGCGCGGGTGGGGTTCACCGGGGCCTATGTGGACCTGAGCGGGTTGCCGTCGATCCCCGCCCCCGCCGACGCAGCTCCCGCCGCCCTGGCGGCCACTGCAGCCATCGGCAGCAGCGCGGACTACGCCAGGGAGGATCACGCCCACCAGCGCGATTCCGATGTAATCGTGATTCCTGTTGGCGACGAGACCACCGCGCTCACCACCGGCACCAACCGGGTGAGATTCAGGATGCCCTTTGCGGCCACGCTGCTGGCGGTGCGGGCCAATGTGAACACAGCACCGACCGGCTCGACGCTGATCGTGGACGTAAACGAGGCGGGCACCAGCGTGCTTGGGACGAAGCTCTCAATCGACGCCAGCGAGTTCAGTAGCACCACCGCAGCGAGCGCCGCAACGATCACGGATTCCAGCCTGGCGGATGACGCCGAGATCAGCATCGACATTGACCAGATCGGTAGCACGGTGGCGGGCGCGGGCCTGAAGGTTTCGCTGTTCGTGCGGAGGGCATGATGGCCGACCTGGTGATCTGGAACAGCCAGACCAACGAGATCCGCAATTACCCACGCGGCGATGATGAGCCGGTCGTGGGGCTGGAGCAGCCGCCGCTTTTCGCGCTGCAGGTGGTGCGTGAGCCTCAGCCTGAGTACGACCCTGCCACGCAGCGCCTGTCAGAAACTCGCGCTGTGAACCCTGAGGCGCTGACCTGGATCTGGGGCTGGGACGTTCAGGATCTGCCGCCGCCGCCCCCACCAGAGCCGAACTACCGGGCGTTCTATGACGCCCTGCTGGCCAGCCAGGTGTATGGCGCGGTGGTGGCCACGCCGGGGAAGTCTGGCGATCAGGCGGCGGCGATGACGGTGTTTCTCGGGGCGATTCAGGACTCTCTCGGTGGCCGCGAGAATCGCATTGCATTGCAGCAGGCGATCTGGCTGCTGCTGGGGCAGCTCCAGTTGAGCGCCGAGGGGCTGGCTGAGCTGCTGGCGCTGATGGATGAGCACCGCCTGTCGGGCGTTTACTCGCTGTCGCCGGGGGTGAGCTGATGGCGATTATCTGGGTTGGAACGGGGAGGTTCAACGCTTACATCGGCCCTGTTCAGGATTACATCGACCGGGTGGTGGCTGCTGATGTAGCAGCGGGCAACACGCTGGGCCTGGAAGTGG